TTTTTGAATGCTAAATAAGGGGCAATTTTAGATTATGTAGGTAGACCGAAGTTAATGGTGTGGACCCACTAATCATGACCTTTTCTCTGAAGTACCAGGACTATCAGAGAGCTTTAAGACAGCGTAAGTTAAAGCGTGCTGAAAAGATGATTGACAGTGGCTCCTACAAGTATGAACGTGATACATCTCCTCGTGCTTATGTATCTCAGGATCATACTACGGACAATGGAGAGAAAGCCACAAAGACCAAGGCTACTATCAATAAGCAGAAAGCCGAGAATGACGCTTTGTATGACGGCTTTTACTGCACCGCCACCAACCTGTTTAAAGAACAGTGCTCTGTTCAGCAAATCATTGCCATTGCCCAGAGAAGATGGGAGATTGAAGAGTGTTTCCGTATTATGAAAACCAACCTCAAATCCCGTCCTTTCTATCATAATAAAGGCTCAAGAATTGTAGCTCACTTTCAGACCTGTTTTATGGCCTTACTTCTTATCAGAGGCATAGAAAGAAAGATTGCAAAACACCATATCGATAATCTTAAATATCCTGAGGGCAAATATACTGTACCTGAGATACTCGATGCTATTAGAGAGCTGAGCTTAATCAGCATAGCAGAAGGTCAGGCCTTTGCCCCTGACTACAACAACAGTGAGCTGATGTCAGAACTTCTCGAATGCTTTGACCTTAAAGAATTAGGCAAACAGATTGTTATGAAATATACCCTAAAAGATATTTTGAAAAAAATTAAAACGTCGCCAGAAATGATTATTGACGATTAAGAAAGGAAATACCCTCCAAGTCTTATCTATCAAGGACTTGGAGAATTGTACATTAGTACAACTGTCGAAAATCGGATCATAACTAAACTTACTAGATCATTCTGTGTGATTGATTATAAAATTTTATAATCAATAATGATAAAACAGATTAATTTTATAAAAGCAGATCTTGATACTGTGTGTACAGCAGCACTCCTGACTTCATATCCGAAAACGTATCAAGAGAATACAAGGTACTAAAACTTGATAAGAAATCTCAGCAGAGCTACAGAAAAAGAGAACAGGCTATTCTTGAAAAGGAGCTTTTAAGCTCACTCATTGACAGAGAGATAAACGCCCAGAAGAATCTGGATAATTCTGTTGAAAGGTTCAGATCACTGCTACCTGAGGTTCAGGAGAAAATCTTAAGGCAGATAGGCCGAAAATAAAAAAGACAGCCTGTGCTGTCTTCTTCTCAATGGTGCCCAGGACGAGATAACAGAAATATATTTAATTATTTGATTTAAAAGATTTTTATTGTCTATTTGTGCGCTTGTCACGCTTCATCACTCTTAAATATGCACTATTATAGTGCATATTCAGTGCTTATTTTTTATAAATAATTATCATTTTTTACGCATGCATGTGCTTAACTCTGTCATGCACCTCGGCCTTTTTGGCATCATTGAACCTGTCCAGAGTGCCAACAAGATAGCCAGTGACACGTCTAATTCTCTCGAACTTAACGCCCTTGCCAACAATGCCATTAACAGCGTGTAATCTTGTGTACATTATTTTTTCTTCTCAGCCTCCTTTAAAAGTGTTTTTACCTTTTCACGCCATAAAGATGGCACTTCGTCAATAGTCATAATTCCACGATTGATACGCATTAAATAAAATTTAACCATTCTTTTTTAACTCCTCTAATTGAGCATAAATATCTGAAATCATTGATCCTAGTTCTGCGATCGCATCTTCGGTTGTAGTGTCATCTGTATTCATGTCAGATATAACACCACCTAAGTCAGACACAGCATTTTCTAATATAGATAATTTGCTATCTACTTTGGCATCCCAGTTTATATCTGTAAAATTTTCTGTTACATAATCAATGGATAGATTGTCAATCTTTTCATTTTTGTAGTCTTCACAAATCTGATTAAAGATTGCTAAGTTCTCATCAATCCATGAGCTAAATATCAGAGAATAACGGACTTTGTTATCATCGTTTGAGTTCGCAGATGCCAGACAGTCTAAGTATCCTGTAAATTTCTTTTGCTGGGCTACAGTATCAAAGTACACATATACAGCATCCTTAATACTTAAAAGTAAAGAATCACCACCTGCAGCAATTAAAGTTAGATCTTCGCCTGTGTTTTCAACCTCAATCGCCTGTTCTTTCTCTAAGCAGTAGTTATTGAGTTTTGCACCTAATTCTGTATTAATTGCTATGATTAAGTTTCCGTAGTTCTTGCCATCTACAGATAAATCAATAAAGTGTAAATTCTCTCGTTTTTGTCCAAAATAAGAAACTGATTTATAAATAATATTCATTTAATTCCTCTATGCTATTTGAATTTTCTGTGTTGATGGATAAGAACCAATACCATTAGCAGTACATGACACAGAAAATGAGAAGTTTTGCTGTTTAAGTACCACATTCTCCGCTTTTACTGTGACTTTACCTGTAAAAGTTTTCGACCAAGTATATGGGAATAGGATATGTGTACCGTATTCACCGAAGTTAGTATCTTGAGGTGCGAGGGGGGAATTATTGCCATACATATTAGTATCACTAACTTCTACAGTCGCACCCGATGAATTAGAAAAACTCCAGTTAATACCAACATTGTAAACAAATACGCCATAGGCTTTACCTCCTACGATATTACATGATGCTGTAACGTACGCATCAGTGGTATATGCAGAACGACTACCACATGCTAATCTATAGCCATTAACCATAATAGGTGACAATGTATAAATTCTGTCACCACTTTTAACTTCAGCGAACCTATTACCTTTAAAGCATGGAATCCATCCACCATCAACAGCAACGCTGGGAGTTGTTATCTTTGATGATGTCTTTACCATTGAATAGGTAGTGCCACCATAATTGATTTTAATTGTTGCCATTAGCCAACGCTTACCTCGTATCCGTTGATAAAGAAGCTACCGTTATTAGCTGAACGAGAGGCATAGTTAGCTGTACCTGCGCTATTTGCATAATTTGCTCTAGTTGAACCATCTGCTGTTGTAGCATGAGTGGCATTTGTTGCACTGTCAGCTGTACTTGCATGAGTAGCCTTGTCTGCATTAGTTGCCTTAGTTGCAGATTTTGCTGTATCTGCTGATGCGGCCGAATTTACACGCGTTATGGATACATTACCGGATGTATCTGGCTTAGTGCCGTTAATACTTTTAATAAAGTTTTGTTGGGCAACAGCATGAGGAGTTACCGCCTTGGTAATACTTGAAGCATCTGCTGTAATATTGTCACTTAGCTGAACGATGCCTTTTACGCTAGTTGTGGCATCTGGAACTAAAGCTAAAACATCATTTTTAAGAGGAATTTTCTGCCAGACAGACTCGTTAGTTTCGGGCGCAACAACTGCTGTGGCAGGACCGTTATTTGACATACAGAGATATAGATGATTGTTTGTAAAGACAATGTCATTTTTTGAATAGTTTTTATCTCTTAAATATTTAAATGCTGTTCCTGATGGAAATTTTAGAGTTAGGATAGCTGTTGCAAGCTGATTGAGAGAATTTTTGTCAGGAGTAACTCCTAGTTCTTTTATAGTATTTACAATTTCAGCAGTTACACTTTCAAACCAAGCAGCACCTGGAGTAGATGCAGGAATTGCCAGCTCCGGAGATCCTGAAGTAAAATGACCTTTTTCAGTTAAAGTTGATAACTTAGGTGGTGTCTCTGCAGCATTTGCTTGCATGTAAAAATCCATAATATTTCTCCGTTATAATTCTGATTTACCATACAAAAAGATTACATTAGCGTGGCATGGTGCTAATGACTTCACCATACATTCAAAAAGCTGATCGCCCCAAATAGCTAAAGGTTGCGAAGCATCCCATGCTGTTGTAAATTCTTTTTTGTTGTATTTATCAACAGTAATTGTCATAAAGTAAGCTTTCCACTCGTCGTCATACAAAGCTTGAGAACAATTAGAGCGAGTTGTAAAAGTGTTAAAGTTTTGAATACTTACATTTTGATAATCTAGTGAGCGTGCGATAAGAGCAATTAACTCACCAAAGCTCATACCAAGAGTTGCAATTTTTGTAACAAGGACTTTGCGGTATAAATCAATGCTTGGATTATCTATGCTTTTTAAACATTTATCAGGTATCCCCCATTGAGTAAACCATTCTGACAAAGTTACTTGTGCATCTCGAGGATCACTCTCATCAATCAGCTTTTTTATTAAAGCATCTATTTGTGCGAACTCTTGCGCTGCTACATAAAGCATAGACATTAAGGTAGTATGATCGTCAAGTTCCCACGCAGGACCTCGTGGCAACAACGCTTTCATAGCCTTGTAATAATCATCTGTACTGTAGCCTAATCGTCCTCTTGCCATGTGATTTCTCCTACTGTAGGAAGATACTGACTACCTTTAGCCTGAATATCTACTTTTGGTTCTACAATTACATGATCAATTTCATCTATCAGCTTTGAGATAGCTAAGTTAAGATGAGATAGATAGATTTTTCCACCTGGCACAGATTCATCTTTAAAGACGTCTTTAATTGCCTGTTCGGCTAGCTCACGCATCGTGAGATTGTTAGGTGTGATCTTTAGTTTAAAATTAAAAGCTTGAGGAACAGGAGCAACAACATACACTGTAGCCATTATGTTTGACATGACATCTAAGTGTTGCTGAACCTTACTAATAAGCTCGCTGTCAGGTAAATTCATGTTATCGTCTAAGATACGCATGGTAACTGTACCTTTACCCTGTTCTTGAGGATAGCACCATGCCTGTCCTACCCCCTCAACCTCACGACACCAAGCAATATAATCATCCTTTGTTCCTTGCCTTGGTGGATTCTGTGTATGTTCTAGCACACGTGCTCTTAAACTATCATCAGATTCTGTATCTGTACCTCCAGTGATCTCACTTGTAGTTACAGCATTGATTACACCAATTAGTGGAGTAGGTAAACTAAGCTCTACATTTTCTGCAATGTTGAAACTTTGACCTGAGTCTAATGCTCTGACAATTGCGATACCTTGTGAATTAGGAGACGAGATTGTTTCATACTGTAAACCTGTGTCTGTCTGAATGACTGTGTGCAGAGGAATGTCAGACACCTCTTGAGCATATCTAAACTTTACAAAGCCTTTAGCTTTGGTTGCTTGTTTTCTTGACAGTCCCCAAATAGATGCAACTCTCTCAAGATAAGAAACTTCACAGCTATCTATAAACAACTGCCTACGACCATATTCAATAGCTGAATACAAGCTGTGAGCTACACTTGAAATGATTGTTTTAAATACTGCAATATCAGAACGTCTTAGCTGAGTACTATCAAGCCTTGAGGTCGTTTCATTATCAACTCTGTCTTTGATTTCCTGTAGAGTAGGTCTAATCGTTGCCATTTAATATATCCTTAATCTCATAAGATGTTTTGCCATGTTCTTGTTCTAGAATTACAGATAGGTTAATGCGGTTAGGATCATTACTATCACGTTCTACGGAGACAGATATCTCTGTACAAATTCCATCTTCAACCAACCATTGAAGAGCGTCATCTGCCATTTCCTGAGCTCTTAATAGAGTTTCAGATGTGATCTTGCTTCTTAATAGTTGCCATAGTTTTGAACCTATTTCATCTTCATTTAAAGAGTCTCCCCACCATCCCTGTTTACCAAGCTCATGATCATAATCATCACTATCATCAGCTCTGCGCCATGAAAACAATGAGATAATCACTGCCCTTGTTAGTGAATCTTGCATATCAGCTTGAATTAAACTGCCATTAAGAAATAGCTTCATTTTTAATTTTCTCTAGTTGTCTTGGACACAAATGGCTTGCTGAGAAGTCAAAAACAATAACTTGCACATCAGTTTTAAACATTAGAGCAGGTACACCTACAAGAGGGGATACATCCGTACAGGCATAAAAAAAGCCATTCCATTTTACGGAACAGCTTTTATTCTCTATTTGAGCTTTTAATGTATGCCACTTATGACATCGAAAGATATGAATTAACCTTTCGTGAGGTGGAGTTGATTGCATTTTAATTTACCTTGGTGCAGATGTACTGCCACCACTATCACCTGTGTGAATATGCGATTTAAGACTAATTGAACCGGCTGTAGTATCTCCATCAGAGTGGATAGATCCTGTAGTGGTGTAATCGCCCTGTGTCTGTTGTATATTTCCTGTGATTTGAGCTCCACTGCCACCACTGATAACCATACCGCCTTGACCTGTAATCAGTTGAGTGACAGTTAAAGGACCATTGATAGTATTTTGAGGGCAAGTAACTACTGTGCTTGTAGATGCTTTTACATTAACAGTATCAGCCGTTACATTAACCTCACTATCGGCTTTAATGTTGATATTGGCACTGGAGGTAATGTTAATATCACCTTTGGTGTGGATATTGATAGGATCATCAACTCCATCAATATCGATACAGTCACGCTTCAGATAAATATGGCGTTTCTTATCATCATAGATCACCACTTCACCGGTTTTTAATGACTTAACTCTAAAACGTCTGTCTGCCACACACATAACAAAGCCTAACTCGTGACTTTCATCTGTGTAAAATGTAATAGCATCTGCTTTCTTATCTGTATAAGGTTCTGACGAAAAGCCATAAGGCTCCATGTGCTCAACATCTTGACGAACTTCACCGCTCTGATGTTCTACCTGAAGTTCTCTTAACTCATCGTCATTTTTAGAGATGGTTACTGTACCGCGCTCAATATCTGCTGCCATTTATGCACTCATAAAATTTTGCTTTTTGTTAATCCATGAAAAATCAGCTGAGGAGCTACTGTTTTTCTTGATAATGACCTTTTTAGGATCTTCTTTATCATTCTCAGTTTCCAATCTCCAGCCATCAGGAGGTATTACATCAAGTGTAGTAGTCATACCTTCGTTTTCAGTTAGATTAAAAACAACACGAGTAATTAAAAACTTTTGTGATCGTTGAGTATCAATGCCTAAAAACTCATCTTTGATATCAACCAAAGAGTTAATCTTCCAAAGTTTTCCTGTAGACTGGCGCCAGCCTTGAACTTTATAAGTGATCTTATAAAACTGAGATAAATAATAATCTCTGTCTCCTTCAGCTGTAACTTTGCATTTAGCTGTATCGGCTGCGCCCTGTACTTTTTTGGTTAAGAGGCGAGTTCTGGATACATTATCATCTACAGCTATGTAATTATGGCTGCTTGCTGCATGACCTGTTTTGCCGGTTACACCTTTATCTTGCCCTACAGCTCGATAGTATTTATAGATCTTGCTTGCATCAAAGGAGGCATCACCTGTAAGGATATTCTGACCAAGTACTAAAGCATCATCAGCTGTAAGCTTGCCCTTTTCAGTAACTACAAGATCACCGTTTTCATTGCCGTAAAAAAGCAAATTCTCTGTAGAAGTAAGGTTTTGTAGAGCTTTTAATACAGTGTCTTCATGCTTTGCTGAGAAATTACGCTTCTTAGTTAAAGGCTTTGTTTCATTAACAAGCTTAATACCATAAGGCATGATTAGCTGAGCAATAATAGTTTCTAGAGCTACATTCTTGTACTCTGTTGCAGCATTCTGAGGGCAACTTACATAGTTTGAATTTGAAGTATTAGGCTTTTCATAAGAGATATTAGGATCATCGACCATTACAGTGCAGTCGATTAAATCACAGGTTTTACTGCGACCAGCAATACCTACGTTAGCTGAGGTTGCAGAATAGCTTACAGGAGTTTGTTCAATATAACCTGTGAGGACAACGTCATTTCCAATTTTGACTTTAACAGAATTTCCAGATGTTATTTTATTTTTCAAATACATTGAATTGGATACAATTCCTACAGAAAAAGCAGGGCTGATTGTATTTAATTCATTTGTAATACTAAAAGAGGTCCAATTTTTAAAAACTGAACCTCCAATAGTTAAAGATACTTCATTGTCATTCATATCTACTCACAAATTATGTTTTTGCCTTCGTAGTAACACTCTCTTGTCTTACCATCAATGGTCATATCAAACACTTCAGGTTGAGATCTAATAATTCTCTTCCAATCTGATTTGGCGCTTTCTTTTAAAATTCTAGTGTTTCTTTCCATCTCATCTTCATGAGGAACGTCATCCCACGAAGGCAAGGTATAGTAATCATCAGCAATAGCATATGAAGGAATACTAAACAAACTTAAAAATACAGCAAATAAAGCGATAAATAACTTTTTCATAGCACAAGCCTCTCTTTTCTCCTTCCTTAATTATAGGTTCAAAAAACTTAGTGAAGAATTAGAAAAGAGCTATTTTCTTGATACGGTAAAGTCACCTACAGGCATAAAGAGAGGATTGATAACATCATTACGCTCAGCTATCTCATCAGCTCTAGTTGAATCGCCATATTTGTCATAAGCTAGAACAAATGAAGGCTCACTTTGTTTTAGAGTTACAGTCTCAATACCAGAATCACCGTTAAGTTTTTCTGATAAGAATTTATAAACAGCTACATAGCTGTCAACCAAATCAAGGTATTCCTGATTATCATCAGTACCTTGAATTAGCATTTCAGTATCTATTGCATTTAAAAGATTATTTCTAATCTTAAGGATCTGCTCATCTGATAAAGTTTTCTTGCTGTTACTGTCAGTATCAACATCATTATCTTCACCAATCATGCTGATAGCACCCATAGCATTAGCTATAAGTACAAGTCTGAAATTCTTTTTAATTTCATCTACAGCTTCATTTATTCTCTCTTTGTCTGAGAGTTTTTTAGATGTTCCTGTTGATGATGCTACATTAACTGGCTTTAATACTGGTAAAGTAATAGCATCTGTACACTTGATAGATGCTAATTTCCAATCAGTAGTTGATTGAGCATACTGAGATAAACCTAATGCACCTAGAAGACTAGATCTTGCCTGTTCCTTCTTGTAGTACAAAGAAGTAGCAATATCATGTCCCATTTCTAAAATGTCGTTACCAAGATTAAACATCTGTGCAAACTGACAGGAAGATAATACTGCAGCACAAGAATTTATTTGACTGGTTACATCATCAACAATGCCGGCTATTTTATCAGGGGTCCAATCTCCAAAGATTTTTGCATATAAAGCATCTGCCTTACTTAAAAGCTTATTTGCCCATGATGTAGTTTTCTTTGTGCTTTCATTACCTGCTTCTAAGAAAGTAAGGGTAAAAGTACAAATTCTTTTAGCTCTATCATAAGTAATGCTAGGACTATCAATAGGAGTGACATCAAGAGAACCTAACCATGGATGTACCAGTTTTCCATGATTGGCACGTCTATCAGTGCCTACCTGTGATTCAATCTTATCAATCAGCTTTTTTGAGCGATCAATAAAATCATCACCTACAATAAAGCCTTGAATAGAAAACTGTCTTGTAGCTTTTCCAAGATCTTCAACGTAAGGGGCATCTCTTTGAGGAAACTCATGTGTTACAGTTCTTCTACCAAAAGATAAAGTTGCTGAATCAACTTCAAATTGAATCCCCTCATAAGAGGCTTTTCTTAATGTCTTAACATTTAACAAGCTCATCGTGTAACACCTGTATCAGCCATTACAGAGGTATTAAGAGAAGTACCAGTAGTACGCTCATGCTCAACTTCAGCCTTTGAGTTTTCATCTGTTTTAATTCTGACAATAACCTCTGATTTGTTTTCCCCCTGGATAATTGTCTGACCTAAAGCTGATGGTTGTCTCATAGGTTCATTGAGAATTCTTAATGTGCGTTCTGGCATTTGAATAGATGCTGTTTGCGACTGTTCTGTATCATCATCTGATGAGAAGAAACTTGTAGCTTTATTCCACAGACCTACAGCACCATCTTTTAGAGATGATACTTTTTCCATTGCTGATGCGAATGGCTTAAAGAAGCAATCTTTGATTTGTTCCCATAAGTCAGCATAGTAACTTACAAGATCTTTGAAACCTTCTTTTAGCTTATCAGGCAGTGCAAGTAAGCCATCCCATTGAGCTGAAACAAAAGAGCATAGCTTACTGAAAACTGAGCTAACTGCGTCATATACGCTTTTAACTACAGCTATAACGTCATCAGCCGAAATGCCCCATAGACCTAAATACCAGTCAAAGAAAGCACCTACAGCCTGTTTTACATTCTGCCAAACGCCAGTAAACCAAGTTACAACCTCGTCCCAGTGCTTGTAGAGTTGATAACCGCCATAAATTAAACCTCCGATAGCTGCAACAATAGCTCCTACTATTAACACAATAGGATTAGCCCAAAGGGCAGCAGAGAGACTTACTATGGTTGGTATCAATGACAGCATCGCTTTACCAACGCCCATAATGGACGCAATAACCTTCACTCCATAAAGTGAAGCTACAGCCACTCCTACAGTTTTTAAGCCACCCAGGGCATTAAATACTTTTGCTGAAGTTTGAACAAACTTAACAAAGCCTGCTACCACTGATTTAAGATCAATATCTTTTAAGGAATCAGCAAAATCCTTAATCGCATCAACAATTGTAGTTGCAATCCACTCTCTATTTTTGGCAATCCAATCATTAAAATCATCAAGCAAAGGTTGCAGTATTGGTAAGAGCTTACCGCCAATAGCATTTTGTAAGCCCTGTGTAGCGTACCTGGTTCGTGTCAGAGAATCGCCAAACAATGTAGCAGCTGCTACATCTTCTTCGCCCATAATGACACCGAATTTTTCAGCTTCTTTACGTTGTGCAGCTAAGCCTGCTGAACCATCATTCAAGGTCTTAATTAAGCCTTGACCTGACTTACCAAAGAACTGAGTAGCAATGTAAGCTTTCTGTGTTGCAGTTGTCTGAGACTTAATTGCATCTGCCACCTCTGGCATTAACTGTGCAGCATCTTTTAACTTACCATTAGAATCTCTCATAGAGATGCCTAAACGGTTCATTAAACCAACCAAGTTCTTGTTAGAGCCGTTAGCAGCATTTGCCATGTTCTTATTTAACATAGCAATTGCGCTGTCCATTTGAGACGCTGATGAACCTGATTGATCTGCAGCATATCTGAATGCCTGAAGTGCATCAGATGCAATTGTCAGATTGCGACTGGCATCATCTACAGCACCACCATAAGACACCATTGAACCTATAGAGTTTTTAACAATGGCGGCCGCTGATGCAAATGCACCTGCTATAGGTAGTGCTGTAATTGAACCTAATCCTTTTAACTCATTGCCAAGTCCTTTAATTTGACGAGAAAAGACACGAAACTCTTTTTTGATTTTAGAAAGAGCAGGTGTTGCTTTGTCCTGTGCAGACACAACAACTTTATTTTTAACTATCTTGCCAGCCATATTAACGTTCCTTGCGCATTTGTTTTATTTTTTCTTGAATACGCTCTGTTTGTCTATAAAGTTCTAACAAATCGGTTATAGAGCGCTTTTTGAGTTGAAAAGGATCAAGATGCCATGAGTAAGCTAAGTTAAAGAGCCAGTTACTGACCTGTTCCAAATCTCCGCAGCCTGCTCTTTTGAGACTAGAAAAAAAACAGCCAAACCATTCTTAAAGGTTTCCATGTCGTGGAATGAGATCTTCTTGACGGTTGATGGAGGTAAATTAGAGAGCTCTTTTGCCCACTGATAAACCTTTTTTGCATTAAACTGTAAGTTACCATCATTATCAATGATGTATGGATAATTCAGTTTCTCTAAAAGTTCTACAGTAGGTTCTTGAAGTTCTAACTCAGTTATTTCTTTGTCAGAGTTAGGGGTCTTAATTGGTGTTGTCAGTTTAAATAACATATTTGTCTCCTAAAACCGCCATTACAGGCGGTTATATTTAGCTCCAGTTGCAATCTTTGCCTTTAAAGGTAATTGAAGTTGTACCATCAATTGCATTGCCTGTAATGTCGCCTTCAACATAAGCACCTGTCAGAGTGTAGACAGTGCCATTAGCTAGTTCTGCAACAATAGTTAAATCGTCACTTTCTACTAGTTTTTGTCTTGGAAACTCAGGGGACAAAATACAATCAATGTTTAAAAAAGGAGTGATCCTTGTTTCTTTGTAGCCGGCAGGACCATTAACACCTTCAATAGTTTCTCTTTTAGTTTTTGATAATGGATATTCACATGAGCTTTGGATTTCGAGTTGCTCACCATCCACTTTGACATAACAAACGCCTGATACACGTGCCATGTTATTCTCCTTTTAATCTGTAGATGAATACTGTAAACGGAACTGAGCTTGCAGCGCAAAAATACGCAACTGATTTACAAGATCAGGAGGTAGCAGTACGTTAATTCTGTTAACATCGTTTGCATCGCGCTCTACAATCAGATACTTTGCAAACAAATCAGCATTCTCAACTAAGCCTTCCTCTTCCATCTTCTGATACTGAGCGATTAACTCTGACTTAATAACAGAAGGAGTAACAATAGCCTGACCTGCGCCATATCTTGTACCGTCATTAGCTAACTTATGACGTGGATACTTTGATGTAATAGCTGTCTTTAAGCGCGAGATAATCTCAGCTAAGGTGTACAGAGTTGTTGAATCAAGATAGCTGTTATCAGCGTCACCAAAAGAGTTGAACTGATAGGTTGTAATAGCTCTTTGGATCATCACAGTGCCACTCTGCTGATATAAAGTAGCAATACCATTAGATAGCAGAGTGTTCTGCTCATTAAAGCCAAATCTGTCTTCAATAGATGGAGCTAACAAACCTTCTAATGGTCCTGTCTGTAAAGGACGAGCAGGATCATTAGTGTAGTAAGATGCAGCACGACCTAAGATTGCGCCTACAACTTCTAAGGTCAAGTTAGGATTGTTTTCTTCAATACCAAACAAGCTCACATGCTGGTCGTTTCTTGTTTTACCAAAAGTAACTAATGATTCAGCATCACCACGCTTAGCAGTAAAGATATGACCAAACTGCATGCGAGAGTAAGCCCAACGTCCTGTAGAGTCCTGCATTTCCTTCTTGTAAGCATCTAATGCTGTAGATAAGGAATCAGGGCAACCGATGAACCAGAAAGTTTCAGTTTCAACGGCTTTAAAAGCTTTTGCATAGTCAATCTCACCAGTACCACCGCTCATTGCTGTAATAGTAAGTGAGATGCCTGCAATGTCTTCTTCACCACCTGTAGCACCCTGTCTGTTAGTGGCTAACAGAATGTCGTTACCATACAGACCTACAGTTTTTGCTGTCAGTTTAATTGCTGTAGCATTTTCTGTGTCTGTGGTTGATGTAGATGCTGTAATTGGAAGATCTTTATTAGCATTGATTGCATTGATTAGGTCTGTAGCTATGTTAGCTGCTAAGGTACCGCTAGCAACTGTTACTGGAACTTTAGTAGCACCAACGTAAAAAGCGATGGTACCTGATTCAGTTGCTATACCTTTTAGTTCTACAGCTCCAGATGCTGGAGTGCCTGTTACGGTCATTGGCAAACACCAAAGCTCTGTAGAAGTATTCTGATCCTTAAAAGCTTTTACAGCTAAGGTTAAAGGTGCACCACGACCAAACTTAGTCATAGCCTGGGACTGTGACGAGATCAGAGTAGGTTTGCCGTCTGTAGCTGTACCATCAGTTTTCTGACCAATTAACAGCGCCTTTTTAGCAGCAGTTGCTGTATTTGCCATCGAATTATCAACCTCTGCATAAAACAAAGGAACTCTGATATTTGATGGGATGTGATTAAATGAAATAGACATTTAATTCTCCTAATACCATTACCATAAATCTTTAATTTTGAATTGAGCATCAATTTGACCATCTGGCTTATCGCCATGACCAATCACATCAATACCGCCTTTAAACTCGTCCGATACAGTCGCATTTAACTCATTAAATTTGCCTGTTGTTTCTTCTAACTCATCAGGCTGTCTTGTATCTTTTTGGCTTATCTCATAAGTGCACTGCAAATCAATTTGAACAGCCAAGATAGGTTCTTCAACCTTAAGCACACTGTATTTTTGATAAGAATAAATAGCCATGTTGTCGCCAGGTATCGGCGACCATGAAAGCAACGCTTTTAAGATCTCGTTTTTTAAATCCTCAGCCTTATCAAATGCGTTTTGACCTCGTCTGTCTTCTTGTGAATTAACTACAATCAAGACACCAACAGTTGAAGTAATATTTTGCAGATAAGAGTTAGCTGACATCTGCTCAACTTCAGCAACCTCACCTACCATAGTTACATATGCTGCAGGTAGCTTCTCAGGTCGTAAGTTTTGCAACTGCATAGGGCCTGTGAAAGCAAACACTCTGTTATTAAATGAGTGGCAACGCTTACGTATAGCTTCAATAGTAGTGTTTAGCTTCATTTATCCCCACCCTTTTAAGCCTTTCATTAAAGCCTCTGATACAGCGTTTAAACTTTCTTCTTTTAACTCATCACCGGAATCAACAACCGCATCATGACGTGGTTTTAAGGTTCCATCTTTACGTCCATACATCAGTGGTGCTGGATACCAGAAAGGAAAATCTTTGAATGAATCAACTTGAACTCTTACCCAGTACTTGCCTTTACGTTTAGACAGATGAACTTTTACAGCTTTGCGTAATCTGCCTGACTGCAAGCGTGGATAAATCACACCTTTACGGTTAGAAAGTTTCTTTTTAGCTGTCTTTTGAATACTTTTACCAACATCTCTTAAAGCTGATTTAATGATCTTTGAATCAAAATCATCAGCTTGAAGTTCTTTTGGTATCTGCACTGAAAAGCTGACAGGTATACCGATGCTACTCATCTAGCATTACTCCTAAACCTAAAGGTGTGCCCTGCTCTGGTCTGTCTATACCAAGTTCTTGAGCTTCAATCATGGTAAAACGACCACGACCATTACAGTCAGTTACTCGTACAGGCATATAAGCTCTGTCTTTAAAGCGTATATACACACCATGTTCAATATTTATAGGCTCTGTCTTGCCCTTAATGGTTCTTATCCAAAAGCGATGAGTTGCTTTTTGTTCTGTCTGAGAACCTAACCAGTAAGCTGAACCTGTAGGCTCAATCTTTGCCCATACTTTGCAAATGGTTGTATCTTGTGAAACTGCTGCTAACTCTTTAGATGGAATATCTATTCTTGAGAAGAGTTCAATGCGTTGATTTAATTCTCCTGATAAAGGCTCTGATACGCTCATTACTCGTCCTCATCGTTGTAAATAATGAAAGGATCTAAAAGATGCTTCCAAAAGACGACTAAGCCTGATTCATCAGACAGTTCTCTATGAGAGTAAAGATCACCTACGTAACAAAAGATAAAGCTCTTTACTGTAGGTGGTACTTCTTCAATTGTTTTAGCTAATGCGTTCTTGTCATTTCTAAAAATAACTTCTCGTTGCATGATGTGCTCAGCCTGTTGAGTTGCTACTAAGATGTAGTGCTCTAACAGCTGATCTTCAAAATCATCATCAATTCTCAGATGCGCCTTAATTTCATCTAAGGAAACAGGAGCTATTGGAGTTGAAAGCTGAAAAGACATTTTTAGAAATCCTACAAAAAAGCCCTCAATTAAGAGGGCTAAGTAACTACAAGTAAGTGTTATTTGGTTTTAACAGCTTGTGTTTTTACTGCCTGAGAGTTAACTGGGTAAGCTCCAGTCACCAGCAAAGATTGCTAATGGATTCTCTACAGCAAAGCCTAAACGGCGATTTACACGGAAGGTGTAAAGCATTGACTTGAAGTTTTCACCATCAGAATCGGAAATTCTGAAATCTAATGCTTCACGGTCGTAGATAGTTGCACCTAAGGTGAAGTTACCTAAGATGTACTTGCCTGCTGCTACAAATGGAGTTGTCATTACTGGTAACCCCCATAGGTTCTTAGTAGCTAGAAGCTGAGGACCGCCTAAAATGTAATGACCATCAGCATCCTTTAATAGAGCTAACTGTGTCCAATCGTCTGGGTTTAACAGTAAGCGCTCTGGCACAATGTACTGTTTTTCAAACTCAGTTTTTAAGAGCAGAGCAAAATCAAGTAAGGTTGCACCTGACTTAGGTAATTTACCCTGTACAGCTGTAGTCTTATCGGTAAAGTTACCTTCATGTAACAAACCGCCTAACTGAGCTGAGGTACCATCACCGTTGATAAGCTGATTTTCAATATTAAGTTTTAACTTATACTGCATCTTGGTTTCAATAAAAGCAGCTAAAGCTGACTCATTGGTAAGTAACTGATGAGTTACTACGGTATATGCACCGATGTTTACACAGCTGGTGGTATGTAAAGTAGGATTAGTTACAGTGGTTTCACCTAACTTTCCGCCTTCAGCTACGCTCTTAGAACCATCAGTTACAGCGCCTTCCTTGGTATACTCAATTGCATCTACTGATACAGGAATATGTGGGAATAACTGCTCAATCTGTAATGGCTGATCAGGCATTGTAACCATACCAGCCTGATAAGCAGGTGTAATGGTATTGCGTGTAATTGAGTTGGCTGCAGGTGACTTGTTGATAGTATCTGCCTTAGTTGAGATGGTAAATACAGCTGAAGTACCATGCTGATAGTTCTTTACTACCTCATGAGATGCTACTTTCTGACCTAAGCTCTTAACCTCATTATTTGAAGTTAAAGCCTTGGTATTCTTGTCTAAAGCCTGAGTTACATCAGCTAGAGATTTTGACAGTTCTAACTGTTTGTCGCCTAACTCTTTTACCTTATCCTCAAAGGCCTTTAAAGATACTTTACCGTTTTTCTGCTCTTCCTGGACATTCTTGATTGACTCTTCTAAGCTGTCGAGGGACTTAGAAATCTCATTTACTGCATCTGACATTATTCTGTCTCCATAATTTTGGTCAATCTGCTTAATCTTGCAGAAATCTCTTTTAGGTTTAGCTGTTTTTCGTCAGAATCTCTCTGAGTTGCAAATAGCTTTTTAGCTTGACTTACTAAGGTCAAACTTTCTTTTTGTGAAGCTCCTAAATCCCTTAGTGCTTTCTCAAAATCTCTTACAGAGTTGATACTCTCAAAATTCTTACAGGCGATGATCTGTGCTTTCTGCTCGCAAGGAATGCCAACAATCGAAATTTCGGGTAAACGAGCTACAGATTTAATAATCCTGATATCGTTTTCATCATCCCAATCAACGTCTTTATCTGTAAACATTAAATGTACAGACAAGCCATTTAATGAGCCGAATTTAATAGCGCTGTACACTTTTCTAGCGTCTTCAAGTTCAAGGTTTAACTGCCCTTTAACTTTTAAGCCTTTCTCATCTACAGACATCTCAGTCCATTTACCGATAGGCACGCCAAATGTGTCATGATTAAAGAACATCTTCGGCAAAGTTCCTAATACTTTGTTGTATGCTGTAGGCAGGATGGTGTCACCGGATGAATCAATAGAGCCAAACACTGATGCATAGCCTTCAATCACTCCTGACTGTTCCTGATCATCGAGAGCTTTCAGCTCGGAATGAGTAAGCTGTAGCTCTTTTAACTCTTCAATATTCATTGCTTTAAACTCTCTATTGTTGAATTGGTCGTGTTGATATTGGTGTTTGCGGTGTCTGTGTAGGATTTGCTGTACCTAACATAGATAAAGGCTGTAAGTTGTTCTGCGCTGTGAGGATGTCACCATTCTTAACAGGTGCTAAACCTTCTTCAATACGCACTTCATTTCTTGTCTTCCATCCGTTTTGTACAGCCTGAGCATTAACCTGTGAGCGAACCTGATCGTTAGCTCTGTTAAGGAATGACAATCTGAATGACACCTGATGATTTACTTTCTCTGAGATACAAGGCAATCTTTTCATAATTGCCTGCTCAAGAGAGATGCACATCGGCAAAATAGTTGACTTATAAAAGTTTGCTGTAACCTGCTCAAGGTTAGATCCTGGCGCACCACCATCAGAATTTATGAGGGCAGAAGGGACGCCATACCAACGGCAAATTTCCTCTACAGTAAACTCTCTGATTTGTAGCAACTGCTGCTCTGCAGGTGATAAAGAATAAGACTGAAACTTGATATTAGATGGCAGTACAGGATTACCATCGCGCTCTCTGGCTTCATTAAACGCTTTGGCAATATCTTCTTTTTGCTTTGGATTGAGGGTAGCTTCAGTTGTGAGGATACCTCTAATCTTGCCTTTTGTTGCAAAGACATCAATGGCAGTTGTCTGAGCTTTAATCGATTCATCTACAGAGGCTAGCATATAGTCAAGCTTAGATAAGCCCATTATGCCGTTACCCATGCATTTCCAATGTAGAATGTCTCTTGATTTGTAATCTACATACTGATCACGCTTGTTGTAGTATCTGTAAGTCAAATCACCATTATCATCCATGAACACCTGCATTTGATCAGAGTTTAAAGGATAGATAGCTTTGACTGTCTTATCTGTTTTACGAGAGATTAAAGCATAAGCGTTACCTCTTAAGGCCCAGTTTAAAGTTAAGGTTTGAATAACTTCAAACGGTGTCATGTCGTAGTTTGGAGATACAGATAAAATCTCATGCAGATTACATTTAGTATCTCGAGAGCGTGAACCATCCTGATTGATTAGATACACATCACATGGAAGCGATGCCATGGTGCGAGCAAGCAAGTCGATACAGGCATATACTGTAGATACCTGTAATGCTTGCTCAGGAGTTGGTTTACTTGCTGAAGGAACAGCAGCAACCATAGGAGTGTTGTTTTGCCAACCTCTTTTGTCAGCTGTTGGTGTAAACGAATTTCTAATCCATTTAAAAAAATTCATTTGTTGTTCCTAAAAAATTAAAGGCTCATCGTTAAATGTGTGCCCATCAGAGTAACCATTCTCAACATCAAGAAGTAAAGCCTGCTTCATAGCCATGATTAGAGCAACCATGCCATCAATCTTGTTATCAGGTGTTTCTTTTCGAGGGTAAACGTTATCTTTAGCATCCATGTGGGCCACAAGGTTAGATGCCATCCATTCAAGTACAGGGTTACCATTTGTATGCAGTCTTTTCTGGTAGCAAAGCGCCTGTACTTCTTTCATTGGTTCTGAAAAGTTAGCTACAGTAGGTTTTAATTCAACCATCTGTATACCGTCATTCATCAGGTTAGAGGCTAACTGATAGGCTTGCCATGGATCGAATGCTATAGCCAAAGTATCAAAACGTTGACTGTCTTGAGCTATGTAATTTTGAATTGATTCAAGATCGTTAATCGCACCATCTGTAGTGTGGATTAAATCCTGTTTTGCCCATGATTTGTACTGAGAGTTTGCTGAGCTTTGAATTTTATCTTCAGGAAGCCAGAACTCAGGGAATACATAGTAATGTACCTTTTCATCTTTCTCTTTTCTAAAGAAAAGCCTTACGAGGGCAGTGATGTCTGTTTTAGCTGCAAGATCTAAACCGTAGATGCAATACTCACCTTCAAAATCTTCAAGTGTCATCTCAGGTCTATAGCACTCACGCCACTTAGACATCTGAAAAAAGGCGCTGTCAGCATTACACCAGACACATAGATGCTTTGTCTTGTAGTTATTCTCAGCAGCAGGATCAGACAGAGCCTTTGAAAGATTAGCTAACACTACTTTAGGCTGTACTGAGATATTCCAGTTTGGGTTAGCTTTGATTAAAGCATCTTCTGTCTTCCAGTCGTCACCATCATCTATGGTGTAAATAATTCCAAACTGAGATTCTTCAGTTGCGCTGCCATCTAAGATCTTGCATACGAAACGGCGCACTTCCATACAGATACCGGTTAAATTAAAACCGGCTGTAGTAATACACCATAATATTGGCTGTGAACGTTTACCGATAGATGTCTCTACAACATCGTATACTTCACGTGTTCTGTGAGCATGCAACTCATCAATAATCCCACAGTGCGTATTCAAACCATCAAGGGTAGTACCATCAGCTGATTTAGCTTCAAATTTTGAGTTTGTGCCAGGCACTACCATGGATTTGGATAGAACACTTAAGCCAAAGCAATCTTTTAATGGCTGATTAGCTCTAGCCATAGCTTGAGCATCACCAAAAACGATCTTTGCCTGATCTCGTGTGGTAGCAAAAGAGTAAACATCAGCACCTTTCTCATTGTCAGCACATAGCATGTATAAGCCAACACCTGATGACAATGCTGATTTACCATTACCACGTGGCACTTCGATATAAACCCGTTGAAAACGACGGAGATTGTTTTTATCTACCCAACCGAACACAGTCGTTAATATGAAGATCTGCCATGGCTCAAGTTTAATGTTCTCACCAGCTTTAGGACCTTTAACATGAGTAAGCGCTTCAATGAACTTGCATACTCTGCAAGCTAAGGTTGTATCAAAGTGATAAGTCCATGACTTTCTTTTTAAATCTTTTACTTGTCTTTGACAGGCTTGTTTTACGTATCTACAGGTAGGTATCTTATTGCTGAGCACATCTTCAATGTACTTATTAGCAATCTTGATGTAGTTACGCATAGTTACAAGTCAGCAAATGGGTTCTTATTCTCTGTTTTGGTATGGACGCTCACTTTAGAGCGTGATGCTGGAGTAAAACCAAGTTCAGTTAGATAGCCTCTCAGGATGTACTTAAGATCATTCTGCATTTTGAGCATAGGATGAGGTTTTGAAACGCCTAATTTTTCATCAATAACAGTTGGACCTTCCCGATTTAAGATCTCTTGACACTCAATAATCTTTGCCATTGTGTCTGCCCAGCATGCAAATACTGAAAAATCTAGTGTTGTAAGCAACTCATCAGGTGCTTGAGCTAATGCAAACACCCACAAGTCGCGTGCAGTTTTGGATAAAAAGTCAGGTGGTTCAACTGTGTTTAAAGCTTTCTTAGGAACAGGCTCATTAAAGTTTGTTCTACATGGCTGTAGAGTTCCCTGCAACTTCTTAATTGCTGTAGGTTTTCTAGGTCGAGCCATGATTTTTTATAACCGTTTTTTGATTTTGATAGCGATTTTTCGTGGTGACTGCCTAAAAAAGTTTCCATTTTGCACGCGCGTGTAAAGAACTTACGGGGCGTTTCTAAAGCATCATGTTCAACTTTTTGACTCCCCCTCGGGGGCTAGCAATCGCTTACCAAGAGTTTCAGTAAATGTTTTCTTTGAATGGCATGATTTACAAAGAGGTTGCCAGTTCTTTTCATCCCAAAAGAGTGTCTTGTTTCCCTTGTGAGGAATGATATGGTCTACCTCTGTTGCAGGTGTAGTCTTACCAAGCTTAGCGCACTCAACACAAAGAGGATGAGCAATTAGAAAAGCCTTGCGAGCTTTAAGCCATGTGTTGGTATAACCTAGTTTATGTCTTGAGCGTCCATCATAGTTCATAGTTCTTCTATGTTCAGCACAATAGCATGAACCTTGAACAGCATACTTATGACATCCGGCATATTGACATGGACGAGCAAAAGAACTTGGCATATGAACTATAATCTAATCAATAAACACAGGATAAATAACAAGGAGCAGGATCAATGCTACAAACCACAACATACAACACATCCTTGAACACAATGGTTGAGCTACAGCATTACTTAGAGAATTATTACTACTATCTACAGCGTGATATTGGTGAACAGCAGATGTCTAAAGGTAAGACATTCATGTGGCTATCATCATTGATACTCACAGCATTGCTAGCTCTTTGTAAATATCTGCCTCAGCTTCACATCTCATCAATAATCTTAGGGGCGCTATCAGCATTATCAGCAGTAATTGCTCTGTTTATATGTCTTTATGTATTAGCTCGATATGAAACAAGCTTTAATTGGAACAAAGAGATGTATGTTGCCAATATCTACAAAAAAGGTAAGGTCACACCTGAGCGTGATCTTGAATTAAGACATTTCTGCATTGAAGATTATCAAGAGATGATTAAGTTTATTCAAACATCAGTAATTGATAAAAGAGCTAACTGCTTAAAGTACTCTGTATACTTCATCAGTGCATCAATAGTTTTTGGTTTGTTGTCTTTTATTCTTTTTATTTTATTAGGAGGTTCTATTTAATGTCTGAAGATAAACAACCAAGACAAGCGCCAATACCTTCAAAAGATTGGCATGGTAATAAAAAGAGCATTTAATTAAAAGCCTTTGTATGTGACAGCATATGAAGGCTTTATTGTAACGCGTTATATTTCTTACTTAACTCATTCCGCTCAACTGCAATCTCATCACACTTAGCTGAGAGCTTAAGTGCATACTCTGCAAGAGTTCTTCGGTCCTGTCTAAGTTGTTCACATTCACAGGTAGCTTGAGCTTTTCTGGTAGAGGTGGTATTTGTGGACAATGTTGTTCTATTGGCACTGCTACTGTCTGTGTGCAAGCTGTTAGCATGAAGCTTAGCGACAGCAGCATCATACTTAGTCTTAATCTTTGTAAGCTCATCATTAGCCTCTTTGTCTGCCTGTTCCTGTTTAGTCTGCCATTCATGTTCAGTTTTAAGCTGCTTAACCAGAGCGTCCTGCTCAGTTCTAATAGCTTCAGCCTGCAGGTTAATAATTTCAGCTCTGTAGTGTTTGGCTGTAACGGTCACGCCGAAACAAGCGCCAATAGCGAGACACAGAGTAGCAGTAATTAGCTGTAATTTAAGATCCATAAACAATGTAAACTATAACCCCCATTATGAACGCCAACAAAAGTACATAGCTTGCAACTTAAGCACGAAACTCCTTTTTGCTGTAGTCCTTATAGTCAATTGAGAGTTTTATAGCTCCTAAAAGAAAGGAGCCAAAGAACATTAGATAGATAATTAAGAATGTTGTTTCTAGAGAAGTCATATAAACATTTTATCCATGAAGAACTCTTTCATATCTTTGGATAGCTGAATATCTCTTTCAACTTGAAATATAGCTTGATTTAACTCAATTAGGCTTTTTTCAATAATTGGTAGCATTGAACTTTCAACTTTAGGAAACTCCAAAAACTTGATATGTTCAAATTTAAAGTTAATGCCTTGATTACACTTTGCGTATAAAAGAGGCCAAGCTATAGATGAAAGAAGCTCATAGAAGCAATTTGGATATTTTTTAGGAATAAAAACACACCATCGTGTAGCATCTTCAAGAACTGTGTCTTTATCAATTCTATTTACTTTTTCAGATGAGGCTGAAAGAGCTACATAGCAGCATCCTGCTTTATAAGTTTTTCCTGTGATCCCTCGTTCAAAATCGCACCATGCATTGTAAGAGACCATTTCCATGCTTCAATTGCCTGTTGTTCTTTTAAAGAAAAACCTTTTAAGGTAGATATGTTTTTTAATAACTTTTGCTGATTATCAAACAGCTCATCTTCTATTAAAACTAATTCGTTTATCGTCTCTGCTAGTGGTGGCGGTGGAGTGTATTCAAATGAATTTACATACCTTGGTATGTTGAGGTTAAATTCATTTTTTTCAACTTCTTCATAGGTAGCAACATGAGCCAACTTTTCAACTTCACTTCTTAAACTGTATAAGCCCAAGATCTTGTTAATGTATTCTTTTTTGACTTTGTTGAATTTACCTTCCTTGTCACATAAAGAACTAGCATCAACTACTAATAAATTCTTTGTCTTTTTTTTGTCAAATACTAAAAGATGTACAGGAATAGAAGTGCACATAAAACAATTATTAGGCAAGCCAATAACTGCATCTACAATATGATCTTTAATTAAGGCTTGTCTGATGTCACCTTCGGAATTACCTCTAAACAAAACGCCATGAGGTAAGATGTAGCATGCTTTACCATCAGCTTTTAATAAACTTAAGCCATATTGAACAAATGCGTAATCTGCTGCTTTTGTCGGAGCGATTCCATACTTATAACAAGATCTATTCTCTTGAGTCCATTTTAGCGAGTAAGGCGGATTGCTTATAAGCACGTCATATGATTTTGGCTCAATAGTTTCAACTTCTGCAAGTACCGAGAATTGAGAACCTTTTGTAAGCCTATACACATGCTTATATTCTTGAGTAAGAGAGTCACCACAAAGCACTTCACCTTCAATATTTCTAACCATTAGGTTAAACAGCAAGAAAGGAATTGTGCGCTCAGAAAACTCTTCACAGTGAAAATAAGCAGATGGGTTAATTTTCCATAATTGAATTGTTAACGCTCCAGTTCCTGAGCATATATCAGCAGCACTCTCAAAATTTGAAGGTAATAGCTTTGCAGAAAGCTCTGCAATCCCTTCAGGTGTAAAGTCTTGCTTTAGACTATCTCGAGCTGCGTCATTTAGCTGAAAGTCAGTCATCAATTCATCTTTAGAAAGATCATGTTCTTTCACATACTGAGCACATATCTCATTTGGATTTTGCAAGAGTAGAGCTAATAACTTTTCCGGTACTTGATATGATTCTTTTACATTAAAGTATTCACAAAAGTTCATGCTATATACCGTCAATAAATCTTAGTGCGAGACAAACACCATTAAAAAGATTAGTTACATATCAATTAACAAATTTGTTTGTCTCACACTTAAGAACTATCTAAAAGAAAACATGGGAGGAAGAGGTTCTTCTAAACAGTTCTTAAGTGTGAGCTGTCTGTTTTACTTCTGACAGCAAAGAAGTGAGAGTGACAAATACCTGAACACGTGGAACCTTTTAAGAAAGAAAAAGCTTTTGTTCGGCTTTGCGCCTTCTAGTTAAACCAGGTAAGACAACACCACCAGCCTTGTTAATATCTAAAAACTCAAGCGATGCGCCATACTTATCGCCAGCTTTCATCTTTTTCCAAAGATTGAAGCTGATTAAAACCTGTAGAGGTGATAGGTATCTGCCATTTTCATATTTTCCTGACAGATTAAAAAGCAAGCTACAAAGCGCATCAAACATACCCTGAGTAACTTCAATCTCATCGACATTCAATGCAGAGGTGATCTGATGTTCAATCTTGGTTAAGTCGGATTTTAGAAGGTGCTCAGCCTCAGCTTCAGTACAGACGCTGTTTTTCTTTACATCAAGACCATGATGACCATATCCGATGGTTCATCCGCTCTCACTGGATACAGGCTTATATGCAGCAGTTCTTAAACCTTCAAAATTCTGAATAAGGGCAATACCATGACTACTTACTTTCATCATCTGATTTATCCTCAACTTTTAAGTTAATAACTTGTTTAATTTTTAAAGAGATATAGTCACTGCCCAAGAAGCCTACGAATGTACCAATTGCAACACCTAACTCCAGAGGCCACTTAAAGTAATACTCTGAAATTAAGATAAGTGCAGATGAGAGCATAGAGCATGTCAGAGCTTCGCAAATCTTAGCCATGAATTTGCGCTTGGTAGAGCGTAAATATGCCATTACAAATGAGCAAGCTGTACCAATCATCAAATAAATGACTTCTGGGGTTAAATGTTTATACATAAGAAATAAAAAAAGACCTCAATTTCTTGAGAGCTTTATTGTTGACAAATTAGGATAATCTATGAGGAAGAGGAAAGCACCGATGTTCAATACGTACTTTTTCACTCTAATTGTTTTATAGTATATTCTTAAAAAACGATCTATTAACGACCAATAAACGATCTTTTTATCTATTTGATTTTAAAGAATAAAGTAGTATTTTTAGGGATTATAGCTGTCTGTTATGAGGATGGCAGCCATATTTTTAAAATCTATGTAGCTAGACGAATTTCGGGCGTCTTGCCACCCGCGCCTTATTTCATGCTGTCACAGTACCTTGTGAAACATCTTGTTTTGCTTCTTTGTTTGTTTTACCTGGATTATTAAATGATTGTAATCCATCAATATGCTCAAATAAATCATCTGCGACAGGATGCCAGAGAGGATCAAGAACAAAATCAATGCCTTCTCTTCTTGCTAATTTTGCAGCAGGAACAAAATCACTATCACCAGCAATAAGGATAATCTGATCAACTTGTTTTTTTAGAGCCAAGGAAGTAATGTCAATGCCAATGCGCATATCAACACCCTTCTGTTTTGCATTTAGTCTTAAATCGTCTTCAGTTAACTCAGAAAAATTTTTATCTCCTCTAAAGAGTTTCTTTAAAACATCCTCTTTCAAAACATACTGAGGAGCTTCAGATAACCTTCCCATACGTAAAGCAAACTTTCTTCTATGCTTTAATTCATCATAAAAAGCTTCTGTCCACTTAAATACGTCTGACTTTCTGAAATTAACAGTCTTTCCTGTAATAGGATTAAAAATATTATCTGTAAGCCATGGACAATCATAATAAAAAATTCTGTACAGATATGAATTAGCTACATGTTTATGACAATAAGATTCAAGCTCTTTAGCTCTTTCTTTTGCAGACTTTTCTCCCCATAAAGATTTTGCTCTTTTTCTGTAAAATCCACCATCTACAAGAATAGCTGTTCTGATTTTGTCCATAAAACAATATTCCACATACTATAAGACCTCGACTTCGTCACTTCTCTGAGAGTGAGAGGACTAATGTCGAGGTCTGAAACTTTATTTACTTGAAGCTTACAACAAAAAATAAAAATGTCAATATATTAGGATAAGAAAATATAAGTTAGGATAGCTTAGGACAAGTCAGAAACTCTCCACAACCTTCTGATAAATTCTGTCTTTGAATTTCTCCTGTCTGTCGTAGCTCTTCTCAAGATCTTGAGCATACTGCAGTGTCTTTGGTTCAAGATGTGACAGCTTATCCACACCAAGACACCAGCGAACAGCCTGAGCAGGATCATCATGAGCGCGTTTGTAATGACGACATAAGCGCCTTACCTTCTGATACGAGATATTCAGAGCTTTGCAGCATTCAAACATAGACCTGTACTCAACCCCCTGATATGTAAAGCTTCTCACTTACTCACCCCTCATTTGCTTTAATTTGTCTCTCATCCAGTCTCTTGAATCAAAGATCTTCTGATTGATCATTGCTATCGTCATGTACCTTACAACATTCCACGGATGGGCCTCAAAAACGGTCAATCTGCGATGTTTGGCACGTTGGATGGATATACCCTTACAGAATGACCTGATATCTCCTGCATCCTGTCCTTTGTGATAATACCAGTGAAAGAATCTGTACAGCCCCGGACGTTCTTTTTTAAATTCACAGGTAACTGATGCTATGATCTCTGCACTCTCCTCAGTGATAGCAGCATAACCATGCTCTGTAGGAACAGTACCAGCTGATGGACAGCCTCTGTTGATCCTTGTCCATACTCCATAAGAATCTAACAGACGCTCAAAAGCATAATCATCATCCAGTGCGTCAAGAATTTCTTTAGTCAGCATTTTCCAAACTCCAATCCTTCAAAGAATTATGCTCTGATACTGTCCAAACACCAACACGAATACCGGCTAATTTTTTGTTTGGTGACAAACGTCTGCAGATCAAAAACTCAATTAACGAATCATCATCATAAATACCTGCAAGCTTTAACACATCACATACAGGTTTGGCCATATTGTCTAAATCTCTCTTGCGCCTGTCAGGAAAAGTAATTTCCATATACACATAAACAGGCTCAGCATACGGCGCTTGAATTTCATTCTTAATCTTTCGTGCTTCAAGCTCCATCCATTCACGATACTTAGGTGAATCTTTAATACCAATAATTCTGCGTGTCATATTGATAACGTATGGTATCAGTCTCTGATTAGCTGAAGGCGGTAAAGTCAGATCAATAAGCACCATAGTCCACACTGTCCTTAATCAGCTTGTATTTTGTAAATATTGACTGAACTCCTTCACTGTATGAATAGCTCTGGCCATAGTTCTGCAGATAAGTTAACATCCAGTTTTTAAAATCAGCATAAAAGCTGTTAACCTGAATAGCATAAGCTCTTAATGTATCTTCGTTATAGCCCAAATCACGCATGTATTTGACAGTATTAATGAAACGTTCATCGACTTCTTTTTTCTTGTCTTCAGGAAGAACGTTGTCAAACAACATTACTGCAGGAAGCAGATGCTCGTCCCCTGCAGCAATAATCATGTCATACAAATCGTATTCATACATGCTATCCATGTTGCATAGCTCATCAAGGGCAATGAGGCTTTTCAACTTCTCGACTTCCTCATCCCATGCAAGAGGAATTGGCATATACTTCTTAACCGCCATACTCTTTAAAGTGGCAATATACATAGTCGCAATATGCTGTAGCTCCAGATAATCAATCTCAGGCAGATCGTCAGGTTTAAAGTAAATCACAAACTTGGTGCCAGGATATTCAGAGTATAGAGTGCCAGGAATTGAATATGCACCAAATACTGTAGCTACGTCTGACTTTAACTCTAAAGCATATTTAACCAGAGCGCCGTTTTTCTTTGGTACTAAAGGCTGCGGGCCTAAAACGCGAGGTAGTGGTTTGCCTTCAGGAATATTCTTAACTCTGAAAAAGATTTTTCCGCCTTTACCGCCACAGACAGTATAGAACTCAGGAAGAATTTTTTCTGAAGTTAGAAGGTTCATAAAGTTCTTCATAGTTACATCATCGTAAAAGTCACAGTCTAAAGCACATACATGGCTGTCACCCAAACGCAGATTGAGTGAATTACAACGACCGCTGTTTATATCTTCATGCGCCCATGTTAATAGCTGTTCTTTTGATGGTTCTTTCCATTTTCTGAGACTAGGAGCTTTGAAATGAGATGGAATCACCGTCCACCCTATTGAAGCTAAACCATCAGCTGTTTTGTGGAGGGCAGAGGTAAGGTCACGCTCATTCATTGGTCTTTGCTTAGTGATAAGCTCCCCTGAGATTTCATCAATTCCAGGCTCATTGATCATGATGTCTTTCATATAAATCATTGCATTACCTCCTATCTCTGAAGCGGTATTTTGTGTATCAGATTTACATTGCTGGTATTTGGCTGCATTGAAACACCGCGGTTAATCAATACTGTGGGTTCAGTATTTTTGATGATATTAAAACCACCGCCAGCAGTTCTGATTGCTGTAAATTCATTTTCACCAGCCTGACAGTAACGGCTTTTAGCAATATCAATCTGAAAGCGAGTTATATCTTTGGTGCCGTTATTTGTTTCAGGGATCATGATTAGAGACAGAGCTACATCATGAACAATACCTGAACCGCCGGCAATGTCATACATAGTTGGTTTGTTACTTGTTCCGTTCTTTTTAGAAACAGGACGGCTTAACTGCACGAATGCAAGAGTTGCAAGATTGTTCTGCTCAGACAGCCTTACTAAGCGTTGCATCATGGCCTTGTTACGCTCCCACATCTCACCTCGATATTTCATCTCCAGAATTTGGAAATAATCAATAATTAAAAGATCAAGGCCACCTGAATACACAAGGCGTTTAACCTCATTCTCAACGTCATAAATAGACATTCCACGACCTGCCATGATAGTTAAACCGCTCTTAGAGATGGTATCTTCAAAGGCTTTTAAGTTCTGCTCAACAGGATAGCCATTCATGATTTGTTTTTGTGTGATATTCTGGTCGGTGCACATCATACGGAATGAAATAGACTGCGCGCTCATTTCAGCTGAGAACATGGCAACCTTAAGACCAGCTAAAGCTGTACGTCTTGCAATTTCACAGCCTAACCATGTCTTACCTGCACCTGAGTAAGCACAGATGATAGAAGTTTCACCACGTCTAAAGCCGTTAAAGCGCTCATCAAAGGCTTTATACCCTGTTGTCACATACAGCTTTTTTCTTGTTGCTGGATTAGACAGTTCTGCAACTTCCTGAAAAGCTGCACGAGCAATTTCATTCTTTCTTAAAATGTCTTTTTTAAGCTCTAAACTGGTATCACGTTCAATTGAAGTTACAGCCTCTTTTAACTCTGCAATAGGCTTTTTAGCTCTGGCATCTTCAATAAGTTTTTGAGCGCGTTCAACGATGATAAGACGAACGCCAATATCACGCATCTCCTTGTAATGCTTGATAACATCGTCATAAGAACATGCTGTTGAATTGCTGATAATCTTCTTGATGTCACTCTCTTTGATGCTCTCATCTTTTGCCCATGAGATAAAGGTTTTGTAGTCCCATTTATGGGCATAGCAGAACTTTCTGACAGTCTCCACAATCTTTTGTTGTTCCTGAACAAAGAAATGGATATCAGAGCCCAAATCAGACAGGAAGATCTGACGTTCCTCGTCTTGAAAGGAATACAACAAAGCTCTTATAATATAAGAGCCTTCTGAGGCGCATTTATCATAGTCGCTTATGTCTTCTTCATTTCGTGGTTTAGTGACAGCAGAAGGCTCTTTTTTAATCTCAACATTCTTATTAAGCTTTCCTGTTTTCTCTTCTTTTTGAATTACACGCTTGTAACCATTTGCTTGTGCTGCAGTAATAATCGCACCAATACCAGCAATATGATTACTCTTAAAAAACTCATTTCTCTCATGCTTTTCGTCTTCCTTTTTGCGGTTAGACGCATGAGATGCCCATGCTTGAGCAATCTTAAAAACTGTTTCGTTGTTAGGGTAATCTTTACCCAAAGCATTAAACACCATTATCCATGTATCACGGTTATTGGCATCAAGGTGCTCTAAGATCACTTCCAACTCATCATTGGAAGGTAAACTAATCGAAGAAAGCATCAAACATCACCTCTTTACCATATAATTCTTTATGCAATGGTTTAATTCCCAAAGCTATTTCCTGAGCTTCTTTGTTTAAACATTGAGGATCAGTTGACCACGCATCAAACCACTGTTGACCCCAGTCAAACGCTCTTTCTTCATCAGTAGGAAAATCGCGGTTAGAGTCATAAGGTGTATAGACGTCTTCACAATCGCCTTTTATAACCTCGTACATGAGACGGTAAATATACCTTCCAAAATCCATATCATGCTTAACAGCACTAAAATACTGAGGGTAGTCGCTGAATAAAACCTCAAGCACCTTAGAAGGGCTGGTACGTTGTTTAATGATTTTCTTTATAGCAGGGAAAACAACATTCTCACCAAGATACTGCTCAACATAATCAATAACTCTAGGTTTAAAGCCTTTAAAGTCATTAGGAACAGCAATATTCAAGAATTTACCTAATGGCGCCTTCTTAGGGTTCCAGCGTTTAAGTAGTGACTCAGCATAAATAGGAAAACACTCATCGCCATACTTACCCATAAGACACAGCTCTCCTAAGTACGTGATATTAGTAGCCATCCATTGAGACAGGTTATAACCTTCAGGATCTAAAGGCTCTTGAGTAAAGAGACAGTTCCCCTCACTATCAACAGCCTCTTTAGGGTCATAGTTGAAAGGTATATATGAATCCTGTTGAGCACCAGTTGCAGGATCATGCATAAAGATTTTTGAAATTGATCCTTCAGATAGATCATTTAAAATTTTTTTATAAATACTCTCCCTATATATATCTATCTCTTCTTTCTTATATTCTTTATTATGTGTGATCTTTTGGATCACAGAACTATGATCTTTTAGATCACTAACCGTGTCACTTTGGATCACCTGATCCGTTGGATCACTGATCTTTTGGATCACAGAACTATGATCATTTGGATCACTGTCTTTTTTGTTTACCTTTTCTTCAGCTTTTGGCTGTATATTTTGCTGATTTTGTAGAGATTCAATATCAAAAAGCACGTTAATAACGCGTCTGCATCCACTTTTCTTATCTACAGCAATTAGTTTTAAATCTTCTAATCTGTTTAATGATCTTCTAATAACTGCTGGACCATAGCCCATTTCATACTTGAGAAGAGAATTAGATATCCTTACTTGTTTATTCTCACAACGTTTAGAAAGACCAATAATTCTAAAAAGGATGTACTTAGCACAACCATTCAGCTTTCTAATATCTGGAAGAAGTAAAGCATCAGGAATCACTATAGGATAAACTTCATTATTCATATAAAAGTCCTCTTTACTTAGCAATTTCTTCAGGGATTTCTTTCCAAATTTTTAATCGAGGAAATTTAAGTATCAAAAATTGTGCTCGATAAAAAGGCATTCCTTTTTTAGACCACAAAGTTACAGCAGGCAGAGATACTTCACATATTTCTGATAATTGCTTTCTACCTATAGCGTCGACAATCATTTTTGATGAATTTTTAGAAAGTTTTTTTGAATTAAGCATCATAACTAATTCCTTCAATCTACTTATTACTTAATTAAGTATTCTTAATTTAGAATATAGCAAACATAATTTGAAAGCAAGTTATTTAATTTATAAAATTTAATTCAAGTTAATTTATTGTGAAGACGATAGAAAAAATATTAGGAAGATAATTAAGAGAGGCTGTTATGACTGAATTAAAAAATAGGATTCAGAGCGCCATGGATTATGCCAAAATCAATGGAAAAGAATTAAGTGTCATCACAGGACTAACAACTGCAGCAATTAGTCAATACAAAACAGGAAAGATCTTAACTCTTAATGCCTTGGCTGCCCAAAAGATTGCAGACGCTCTTGGTGTAAACGTCGAATGGCTTGTCACAGGCGAAGGCAATATGATTAAGCCTAACATCATTTCTTTAGATAGCGCAGATTCAGATAAACTGCCAGCTGGTTTTGTTCAAATCCCTGAATATAAGATCTGCTTTGGTGCTGGTGAGGCTGAAGAACCAACTTACGAAGAGATACAAGACTGTGTACCTGCCTATTTTAGATCTACATTCTTTTCTGATAGAGGCATAAATCCTAAGAACTGTAAGAGATTTAAAGTTATTGGCGATTCTATGATCCCTCTCATCAATGATGGCGATTACATCACTGTAGACTGCACACCTAAAGATTATATTGAGAACAACCAAATCTATGCTCTCGTATTTGATCATTCTCTAAGAATTAAAAGACTGATTAAATCATTTAAAACTCTAACTATACGTTCAGATAATCAAATATATCCTGATGAAGTGCTGACTTTAGAAGAAGCAGCACAAATGATTCACATCATTGGAAAAGTAATAGAGCGCTCAGGTTCTGTATAAAGCAATCCATTAAGCTATTTAAGAAGGTTGTTACTTAGGTGACAACCTTTTTTTTATTCTCACTCCTTCTTTCTCCTGTCTAAAAAAAATCGAAATTTTTGTAAACAAAATTCAAAGAATTTTCAAAAGGATAATAAATTATTTTTAATTTTTAATTAAATATACTTAATTATTTCTTGACTAATTATTAAAAAATCTTAATCTATAAATAAAGTGAACTTAATTTTAAATTAAATACATTTTATTGGAGACAACACTATGAAGGAGTTTTCAGTTTTAAGAGCGCACCTTTTAGGCTTTGCGATTGCCCTGTTTGTTGTTCTTGCATTTTTTGGAGCTGAAAACTTTTTTGCTCTGATTGATGGTTTGCTTTTTTAAGGAGATTTTTCAGTGATTGATTTTAACGAATTTTCTTTAACACCTGATGATTTGAATTTGCATCATGAACGTGTGGCACGTATTGAAGCTTCAATTAAGCCAGGTATGACACCTTATCAGCTGTGGCAGTATCGCAGACAGGAATCTTTGGGCGGTTCTGATATTGGCACTCTCATGGGGTTAAATAAGTATACAACCCCTCATCAGCTATGGCTTGAAAAGACAGGTCGTGTACAGCCATGGAGTGGAAATGTTGCCACTCACTGGGGACAGATTTTAGAGCCAGTAATTGCTAAAGAGTATGAGGAAGTTTCAGGTCAGAAACTGGTTCTATGTGATGGATTGCAGATATCTCAAATTCCTTATCTGGTAGGTTCACCTGACCGCATTGTGCTTGATCCTGCAGATCAGACTAAAGCTGTAGCTATCTGGGAAGGTAAGACTACTAGAGGCAACACCACAACCGATGATATTGACGAAGACGGTCGTGCAATCATGCTGTGGGGCAAAGGTGATGTCTATGACGAGGCTCATAACCTCGTACAGGCTGATAGTCAAATCCCTGACTCATACCTGTTACAAGTTCACACTTACATGCTTTTAACTGGAATTTATACAACAAAATTAAGCTGCTTACTTTCCACTTCAGATTTTAGAACCTACACCATTGATTTTGATGAAGAGCTGGCACTTGAGATCTTAAAACAGGCTCGAGAGTGGTGGGTAAGACACATCTTACATGATGAAGAGCCTATGCGCACCGAGCGCGACTTAAAGCATATTCAGCAGGAGCCTACTAAGGTTGTTGCCTCAGATGACATTAAACAGAAACTGATTCAGTTTGATGCTTTAAAGAAAGACGCCAAAGCATTGGATACAAAGATTCAGTCATTAAAAGACGAGATCATCAACTTCGTAGGTACCAATGAAACCATTGTAGACAAAGACATGAAGGTTCTTTGCTCATACAAGTACCAGCATGGCAGAAGCTATATCAACAAAGACAAGTTAATGCTTATCAATCCTGATGCATATCAGCAGTGCTTAGCTGAGTACCAGGGCACAAGAGTTTTACGTTTATCCAAAGCCAAGAAATAAGGGAAAAGAATATGTTTACTAATTTTGCTACAGGCGCTCAGCCAATTAACCATCAGCCAAATGAAATGGCAAATTATGGACAGACTAACAACGCATTTCAGCCACAGCCACAGCTACAGGCACAACCTCAACCACAGGTTAAGCCACAGCTACAGGCACAACCTCAGATTGTGTCTGATGAGGAAAAGAAGTTAGATCTTCAATCCCCTTTTGCCAAAGTTAAGAGTGATTTTGCTTTTAACTCTAAAGCAAATAAGACTGAGACTGACAACATTGATATGACCTCAGCATCAAACGGCTTTACCAAGCTACCAACTGACTTTGAAGGTGCACGTGAGTATGCAAAGTACATTTCAAGCTCTCAGTTAGTTCCTGCTGCTATGCGTTCAACTCCTGATTGTGACCGCTCTGCAGATACTTTCTTAATTATTCAAAAAGGCAATCGCTTAGGTCTGCTTCCAGCTGATGCTCTACAGATGATTTACATCTTAGGTGGTCGCACTTCAATGAGCGTTAAGGCTAAAGCCGGTATCTGCAGAAAGTATGGCACCTGGTCAATTACCTTTGACGGATTGAATGCTTCAGCTAAAGTTGAAGGCTATCGCTTTGACCGTCCTAATCAGAAAGAGTCATTTACCTATACAGGTACAGATGCTGCTATTGCAGGTCGCATGGAAAAGGATGCTAATGGTCAGTGGGTTGGTACTCAAGCCACCTGGAAAACAATGTGGCCGGATATGTTGCGCGCTCGTGCCCTGTCCCATTTCTTAGATCAGGTCTTCCCTGACGTTGTTGGTGGCTTCGTTGATGAGACATACGACCTTGATGTCGAGAATGACACTAAGACAGCTGACAACAAAGAAAAAGCAGAACAGCTAATCAAGAAGGCACGTTCAAAGAAGTCTACAGCTCAAACAGCTTCTAAAGAGATGCCTTCTCTAGTTATTAAGCACGAAGAACCAAAGGTTACTACAGTTCAAGATCCTGACACTGTAGCGCCAGCCTCTGATGGCAAAATGCCATTCTAGCAAACAATTTTAGTTTTAACTTAATTTTATAAGGACGTAAAAATGAATTTAGGCTCAACTCAAAATCTACAGGTCCAGAACCCAACCGAAGTATTTGATACTTTAAAAGGCTTACCTTTTGTCGCTAACTCAGGCATCTATGACGGCACTATCGTTACTGCCTTAGCTGGTACCAAACGTATTAATAGCGTTGAACAGCCATGTGCTCGCGTTGGTTTTAGAGTAGCAACTCAGGAAGGTGAGGCTCAGCTTTGGATTTCTTTAGATCTAAGTGGTGACTATTCCTACCACTTGCAGCATTTAGCAATTCTTTGCAACTGCATTGACCAGCAAGGCAACCTTGTGATCAACGAGCATCAGGAACAGAAGAAGGATGGCACTGTAATGGTTGTATACCCTGACTTGGTTGGTAAGAAGCTTAAAGTCGCTGTACGCAGAACCGGTGAGGCAGATTCAGGTCAGCCATATATCAACCTAGCAGCTCTTTTATCTGTAGATGGTCGTACTGCTGTAGAGCTTATCAACAATCAGCCAGCATCATGGATCGCTACCAATCAGAAACGCTTAATGCCTGAAGGTTACCCTCTATTCCACGCAAAGCCAAAGGAGACAGCGCCAAAGACAGCAGCTGCAGGCTATGGTCAGCAAACTCAACAGCCATACGGTCAGTCACAGCCTCAGCAGGTGTATGGACAAGCTCCACAGCAACCAGTATCAGGTTACGGCTACGGCGCATAGGAGTGAGTGATGAATAAGCCATTCTGCATTTATGGAGTGGCTTATCGCTCTAAAGCTGAATTTTGGAAGAGTTTGGGGTACGCATTCAGAACCTTCAACGAAAAGGAAACTACAGAATGGGTAACTCAAAAGTTAAGAGATAAAACAAAAGACGAAATTCATGATTTTTTAAGCGATAAGCTCAACAAATTTTTGAAAAAAGAACGCAAAGGGACTATTTGGAATGTTTAAACCTAGATGGTATCAGCAAGAAGCATGCGATGCATTTTGGCAGTTTGTAGAAACTAACCATGATGCAAGTCGTAACCCTGTATTAGTTCTACCTACAGGTACCGGCAAGAGCGTAATTATTGCTTACATCATTCAGCATGCTGTTCAGACATGGGACAACATCAGAGTTCTGATGCTTACTCATGTTGGTGAGCTGGTTAAGCAGAACGCAGGCAAGTTAAGTTCTATCTGGCCTGAAGCTGATATTGGCATCTGCAGTGCAACTCTAGGTCACAAAGATACTGAGAACTCAATTATTTTCGGTAACGTGCAGTCTGTAGCACCTTTGCTAAAGCGTGATGCTAATGCTTTTGGTATGCGCAATCTGATTGTGATTGATGAATGTCACATGCTGTCTGAAGATGAAAACTCACAGTACAGACAGGTGATTGCAGCATTAAAGAAACTAAGACCTCAGATGAGAGTTTTAGGCTTATCAGCAACACCATACCGTATGAAGGGCGGTTACCTTACCGAGCAAAAGAACGCTGTCTTCACAGACATTGTTTATGACCTTAACTCACAGTTTGAGCGCCTGATTAGTGAAGGTTACTTAGCACCAGTAACAACATTGAAGACTAAGCCTCATGTTGATCTTACAGGTGTTGGTACCAGAGCCGGCGATTACAAACTCGATGAGCTTCAAAAAGCCTGTGGCGATGATGCCATGCTGAAAAATTCTTTAGTCGAGGTAGTTAAGAGATCTTCAGGTCGTAGGGCATGGATTGTGTTTATCGCAGGTATTGAAAACTGCAACAAATGCGCTCAGCTGCTAAGAGAGATGAGTGTCAGCGCTTATGCTGTTAACTCCTCATTCTCAGCTGATGAGAATACGACAAAGATTGAAGCTTTCAGAAAAGGTGAAATCAGATGTCTTGTATCTGCAGATCAATTAACTACAGGTTTTGATGTTCCACAAGTCGATTTGATTGCAATGTTAAGACCTACCAAATCGCCTGGTCTTTATGTACAGATGATTGGTCGTGGCCTACGCCCTGCAGATGGTAAAACAGATTGCCTTGTTCTCGACTTTGCTAGAAACATCGAGCGTCTTGGTCCTATTAACAACCCATTTATTCGCGCTCGTACTGAGAAGAAAGCATCGAGCAAACAACAGGCACCGGTTAGATCATGTCCAGGCTGTCAGGCTTATATCCCTGTTCAGGCTACAGTGTGCCCTCATTGCGGTCAGAAGATTGAGAGAAATCTTGAGCTTGAGTTACAAGCCGGTGTGCTGATTGAACGTACTTTTGGACATCAGCCAAAGCCTGGCAGAAAGATAGCTACAGTTATCTCAGTTGACTATACCGAGTATAAAAGCGTTTCAGGCAATGTGTCTTTTTGCGCTGTTTATACCTGCATCGTGGGAGGAAAGAAAAGAACTATCAAGAAGTGGTTAGCTTTCAACCAAAAGAAAACTTCTATTGGATATCTGGAAGCAACTAAATCATGGAGAGAGTTAAGCAGCTATCCATACAAACTTGTACCGCTGTCAGTAGAAGAGGCTATGCAAAGAATCAGTGAATTAAAAACGCCACTAGGTTTGGAGTTCATTCCCAGAAACTTCTACTTTGGCAGCAAATTTGACGAAGTTACAGAGTTTTTATTTAACGAAGAAAACGACTCAGCAAGGAGTGCATAAATGATTATTACACCACAAGAAATTAAAGCAATATTAGCTTTTACTTCAAGCAATAAAAAAGATGCTGAATTTTTAAAGACTGTTTATGTTGACCGCAAAAACTCAAAGCTTATTGCTACAGACAGCTACAGTCTATTGGTTATTAAGTCAAAGGATGAGGAAGATATTAAGTCTGTAGATCAGAACGCTCTTTCTTACTATATCAATAAATCAACATTCAAGTTCTGTGGAGCCAATGAGGCACCTCTACACATTGATTTAAACACAGGTAAAGTGTCTGATAACATCACAGGCTTTACTATTAACTCAATCAACATTAAAGGTCGTGATACTTATGATGACTACCCAGTAGATCTTGACCGTATCTTTTCGCGCTCAGACATCATGGCTACCAACTGTATTTTTTCTTTAAGTGGTTTTGAGAAGATACGTAAGTTAATCAGTCTTTACTCACCAAATTCAGAACTCTTTTTAACTTTGAAATCTCGTAATACTGATTTTATCAGCTTTGAGATTGAATCAAACAGAGCACTCATTCAATTTGCTGTTGCAGCACAATATGCTCAAGGAGCTAACCTACTTTACCCTAAAGAAGGATCAGAGCTGTAGGAGAACATAATGGAAGAACTAGCACTTGTAACACGTAAGGATGTAATGACCACACTGGGCTTTAGTTCATTACACGGTTTCACTAACTATCTGAAGAAACACCCTGACTTTCCAAAGCCTGTAGACAGAGACAGCTCTTTCTCAGGACGTGTTTGTTACTTCAAGAAAGAAGTTGAAGAGTACTTAAAAAACGCTTTGCAGCGCAAGGAATTTTCTCATGCTTAACGTCTTTGGTTTAAAAATCTCATCCTCTGAAGGAATAAGAGAAGGCTTAGATTTAAAGGGCAGTAAGTGGTGTGAGAAGGTTGGTATCAAAGATTTATTGAGAATGGCTTTTCCCGATTTTGACGCTAAGCAAATAGAAAAGGTTTTGCTGTCTTTTATTGATACCGGCAAATTCAGCAAGCCTCCTATGCCACCAAAAGCTATTTATGAAAATTATTGTGCTGAGTTTGGCTGCCCTTTTCCTTTTGACGTTAAAGGTCAAGTTTTAAGCGAACAGAAGCTAGTAGCACCACAACAACAGAAACAACTACAGGTAGAAACTATGAATACTCAACAGAATGAAGAATACAGTCAGATTAAGAATGCACTCTTAAATGAGATTGCCATTATTCAGGACACCAAGAACTACACCAATGATAATGGCGAGATTGATACGCAAAAAGCAGACATGCTGTTTAAGCGTGCTGAGGCTGTCAACAATATTGCTTCCTCATTAAATGACATGCGCAAGACTGAGATTGAGGCTAAGAGAGTACAGCTTGATGCGGTTAAAACAGCTCTATCTAATGGCTATGAAGTAAAAGTAAACGGTAATTTACTGGGGGTTGAAATTGGGTACAACAGGTAAGAAATGGACACGTAAAGATCGCAAGTGGAATGATGAGATTATGGAATTTGTGAAGTCTGTCTGCCCTTTACGTGAGCATGGATTTAATTCCAGAAAAGAACTTGTTGATTTAATCAACAGTAGATTCGATAGAGATTTTTCTATTACAGCTTTTTGCAATCACTGTTGTGAAAGCAAAATTTTGTTAGGTTTGTGCTACAGCAATTCTAGTGTACCTCGTGGTCATAAGCATTGGAGACACAGACCTGTTGGTTCTTTTCAAATTAAGAAGGGCTATTTAAGGATCAAGGTAGCAGAGCCAAATCAGTGGATGCAGTATCAGCGTTATGTATGGGAACAGCATCATCCAGGACAGAGCGCTGAAGGTAAGACAATTATCTTTATGGATGGTGATAAATGCAACTTTGATCCTGACAATCTTGAATGCGTTGAGCGTGGAGAGTTATCAGTCATGTCTTCATTAGGCTGCACAAGTGATTGTTCTCGTGAAGAGAGAGAAATCTATCTTTTAAGAGCCAGATTGATTTGTGCTAAGACAAAGTTACTTGGGGTAGAAGAAGCTACAAGACTACATAACAAAATGAATTATGAACGCAGAAAGAATGATCCTGAGGTCAAGGCTAAAAGAGCTGAATATGCAAAAAGACGTATGGCAGCAATCATGTCTGATCCAGTAAGACATCAGGAATTTCTTGATAAACAGAGAGCGTACAGAGAAAAGAATAGAGAACGTATCAATCAATGGACTAGAAATAGAAGAGAGAAATTACAACATGCAAATTAAATATGAATTAGATGAAGGTGCATACAAGCCAATGCGAGCACATGACAGCGATGCAGGCTTTGACCTTTCATGCAGAGAAGATCAGGTTTTAGAGCCTAATGTAGCTAACACCATTGATACAGGAGTGCATGTGTTAATACCAGAGGGATTTGTAGGTCTTTTATGCCCTCGTTCTTCATTCAATGTTAAAGGCATTGGTACACCTATTGGCGTTGTTGATGCAGGCTACACAGGCTCAATCAGAGTGGTTTTAGAGCCTTTTAATGTAACAAAGATATTTAAGGGTAATCGTATTGCTCAGTTGGTGATTTTGCCTTTACCACAAATCAAGATGATTGAAGGTAAGGTTATTGGAGTTGATACCCATCGTGGTGATGGTGGTTTTGGTAGTACTGGAGAATAATTATGACAAATCGTGATAAAGACAACTCTATGGGCTCTTTTGTAGTTATGATTGCTGATTTCCTTAAAGATGAGGGATACACCATTATAAAACAAGGCATTTTAAGTCCAAAAGATAATGAGCAAATAAGTTTTCCTATATTAGCTGTAATGTCCAAAAAGCATAAAGGTATGGCTGCTGTGCTATCAACTAACTTTGGATTTTCAGAGTGGGAGGATTTTGCTCAGAAAGTATTGAATGATAAAAACAAATTAATAACAGAAGAAAAATCGGATTGTTAGGAGTAATTATGCGATTAGTTTTAACCAAAGTAGAAGCAAAGATCTTGCACGCTTACATGAAAGGCAAAAGGATTAGCTCTGTAAGAGAGTACATTGTTTTACAGGATATTATGTCACGATTAGAAGAGGTTACTGAGAATGAACTTTGATATAAAAGATATGAAATCATGGGCAGATAGACATGATGTGAATGTTGGGGATAAAGGTTATTTTACTCACAGTATAAATTGGCTTAAAGATGATTTTGAACTTAACGTCGATACTATTGCTTGCATACGTGACGATTTTGGTAATTGTTTTGTTAGTGAAAAAAGTTTTAATGAGGGTAATAGTTTTCCATTCTTTGTACCCTTAAAAGCAGTAAAAGAAGACAAGCCGGATCGCGCGCCTAACTTAGGTCTAGTGGAGCGTTTTAACTTCGGTCTACTTCC